TAGAGTACACAGATGCAAGTGGCGAGCGAGTAGTCCGAGCGTTTAGGGACACCCGTGAGCGCAAGAAAGAAATGGATAGGTTGAAGGCGCAAAACATTAACAGCACACCTTACATGAACCTAGACCAGATTAAGTACGACCCTAATCAAGTGCCTTCTACTTCGTTTGTTGGGCAGATAATGGCTGACCTTAGTAAAGGCGGCGCGCCCCAACAGCAGTTAGATCAGGTGTACCAAACGTATCTAGCATTGTTCCCTGCTACCTCCATGATGAAGCGGCAGATGAAAGCCGACGAAGTTGCCGGTATGGAAACCGATATGGTTAGTGCCTACGGTGACACTATGATACGGACTGCTCGGTACCTGACCAACTCTAAGTATATGCCTGAGTTGAACAAGGCGCTGTCACAGTTGGCAGAAGAGGGTAAGTTCGCAGACGATACTATACAGGCAGCCGTTAACAACGTAATGGCCCAGTCTGAGTTCCTACGTAATCCAACATATAGCAACCTCGTAAGCGGCACTACGGCACTTAGTTACTTTGCGTACATCGCGGGTAATGTCTCGTCTGCATTTATTAACTTAACGTCTATATTGTTAATTACCATACCTGTTCTTGGGGCTAGGTTCGGTTACGATTCTGCTACCGACGCAATACGAAAAGCGGGTAGGGTCGCAATGGGGGATTGGAGCGCCGGGGAATATAAAGCTCTTTATGAGACGCTCGATGCGCATGGACAAGTTAAGCATACATTCTCTAGGGAGATTCTAGAAGGGTCACGACAAACTTCAAGCGAGTTTTCCAGTATGAAGGCCAAGGTGATGGATTTGCTTTCGGTTCCCTTTGCTGCAACTGAACGCTACAACCGTGCGACTACTGCGATAGCTGCTTACGAGATGGCACTAAAGGGTAACGCCGCCCTTAATATTAAGCCGATGAACCAAGCGGATGCCATCCAATACGCACTTAAGACTGTCAAAGACGTGAATACTTCGGGTATGGCTGCTACTGGTCCTAGGTATATGCAGGGGGGAGCAGGGCGTGTCATGTTGACGTTTAAGTCTCATATCTGGCAAACAGGGTTCATCGTCGCTAGGGCATTTGTTCAGGCAACCAAAAACGAAGACCCAGATGTTAGGCGCATTGCTCAGCGTCAGTTGCTTGGCTTCTACGGTATGAGCGCAGCGGTAGCAGGTGTTGGTGGTCTCCCGTTCTTTGGGGCAGCCGCAACTTTAGCAAACATGATTAACGCCTTGATGGGTGACGACGACGAACCTTATGATAGTAGGCAATGGGCTAGAGAGTTTACGGGGGAGCTTGCATTTAAAGGCCCACTAAACTACATAACTAACTTAGAGATTGCTAACCGTTCTAGCCTAGCAAACGACCTTGTATTCCGAGATGATCCGCAGGGTATTGCCGAAGACGGATACACTATGACTGCATTAAAAACGGCGGCAGGTCCTGCGGGTAGCGTACTTATGGGGGTAGAGCGTGGATTTGACTACATGCAACGAGGCGAAGTTGCCCGTGCTGTAGAAGCTGCCTTCCCATCTTTTATACGAAACGTCCTGAAAGGGACCAGATACTTTGGGGAAGGCGCATTGACGTTAAAAGGGGATGCTATTGACGAAGATATCAGCCTCTATAACGCCGTGATGCAGGTGTTCGGCTTTGCCCCGGCTGATCTGTCGTCTACCTATGANCANCGTAGNGCCGCTAAGAACTACGANCGTAAAGTTTTGGACCGTAAGCAGCGTATACTAGATCGTTGGGAGTTGGCCAGTGAGTCTGGGGACAGAGAGTTTAAGGCAGAGGTTAGGAAAGAATTTAACAACTTCCGAAAAAACTACCCGCAGCTTGTAGACGCCCGTACTTTGGACCGCTCGTTGAATGCAAGAAGGTCAGCGGAAAAAGAAATCATGCTGGGTATGCGTTGGAATAAGAGTTTGCAGCCTAAGCTAGAAGAAGAGTTCTTTAGCGGGCTAAGATAAAAAACCCCGCCGTAGCGGGGTAAAGTGAGGGCACGTAGAAAAAGGACCTAAACTACGTACTGGTTGGATTATATCAAAGTCTCCAGATGCGTACACCTATTATGCCCTCCTCTATTACGACTTTCATTAGTATGTTTAATTTAAGTCGTTTGGTGGTAACCCGTATTTGTTTCTTCGCTAGCGTCGGGTTCAGGCAAGGTATGAAAATAGAATACCCTGCCTTGAACGCCTTCCAGTTTATTTCGTAGTTAACCTTCTCCACTACCATTTTCGTCATCAGCTCCGACTAGAGTACCGACATCCAAGAAGTCTTCGTTGGAACAGTCAAATATCAAGCAGTGTACCGCAGGGGCAATAACCTTCATGCCTTTAGATAAGCGCTTGTTACCTGTCTTCTGGTAGACTCCCTCGTTCTCTAGCTTTAGCAAAGTCTCTTTATAGTTAATCTGGTACGTAACGCAGTCGTCTTTGAATGGTTTAGCTGCTAGGTACAGTAGCTTAGTATCTGGCTCGTACCGCATAAGCAGACCACGGCTAGGCTCTAGTAACGGAGCGGCTTGCATCATGCCTGAAGTGCGGTTATCCACTTGGTCGTTCACTACCAAAATGCTGTGGATGTTACGGTGTATATAGTCTGCCAATACCATGCTCACGTTCTGTACAGGTGGAGCCACTTCTTTGCGCAGGTCTGTAATCAACGCAATAGTCCAAGCGTAAATCTCTTTCATCGGGTAGTCTATAAGCCCCAAGCGCTTAGTAGCTATTAAACCGCCCGTAATGTTAGCGGCAGCAAAGGCAGACCAGAACCGCTCGCGCTGTGTCAAACGAAGCTCCTTATCTATCTTTTTCTGTATCCCTAACGCCGTATCTACCGCTTCTTCTAGGTTGCATACGAGCCATTCCGCGTATATGTCACCTGCGTGCCCAAAGTTTTGCTTGAGTACGTGGTCAAACATGTTCTTAGCTTCCTCCGCAGGGATCGCGTCACTGTAGTCTATCTTGTACTCTAGTAGGCGCATCATCTCGCCATCTGCTTGGTACTTCTTTGATGCCATCTTCTCGTAGAAAGAAGCGTTAGAACTTGCTAGGGACATTGTCGCCCATGAAGTTATGTTTGCGCGCATCTCGTTAGTCGATGCTTTTAGTCGGTCTTTACCCCGCCCTTGCGACATGCTGTATGCCAACGTAGAGAAGTCTTCGGGGCTAGTGTTAGTAAGTTCGTCTACAGTAAACGGTAGGTTATTCATTATCCCTAGGCGCATGATCTTTGCGTTAAGGGTGTCGCTCCAGTTTGAACTTAGGCGATCAGGGTCACCGTACACGCTATTCACCATACGTAGGATCGTAGTCTTGCCTGTGCCTGAACTTGAGTGCATGACGTTTATTATGCCGCCACTCTGCCCTAGGAATTTAAATAAAGGTGCACCGAATGCGGTTAATGCGGCGAAAGCATGCCTTCCAAACCCGGACGGTTGTATAAGTTAAACACGCTTTGCCAGTCTTCCAGTGTGCCACAGGGTTGCATGTGCTCTGCTATGTGCTGAGTTGTAGAAGAAGGAGGACTGTGGTGCACTCCATCTTTAGTTATTTCACGGTCGCCGATAATAAACTTGCTGTCCTTATCAGCCCATCCAAATTGTAGTCTCATTTGTTCTGCCTTTTTTTGCCATTGTAGGTCTTTGATTACTGTGTATAAATATTGAGTAAGTATGTCAAACTTTTTGCCAGTGCAGATCACTCCGTTACTAGCAAGCACTTTGCGTATCTCACGCGGCTCGGATAACTGGACGTTCGTAACAGTGAACTCCTTAACGCCATCCTGTGGTAAGTGCAGCTTTAGTATCACGACATCTCCCAGTACTGGGTCAGTCATTCTTTTTAGTACATACAGATCATGCTCATACACACATATAGGTTCAGCTTCATCGTCATCTGGCATATACCATATACCGCCCGACTTGCCCCGATAGAAAGGCTCTGGGTAGGAAGGCACTGAATGCGTAACTTCTACTAACTCCCCCGCCGAATCTTCCTCTTCCTCGACAACTACATTGCCCTCTTGGGGAGCCTTTATAAGCTCCTTGCCTAGCGCGATAGGCCCAGTGATGCGGCCCCTGTGTATACAGCCTTCACAACCTCCGGGGTTATTCGACTCAAACTTATCGCAGCTATGCGGTCCGGCAATGTGTTGTATCTTCTTCTCCACCTCGTGTGGGTTATAGTCGGGATGGTCCGAAGATATTAAATGTATGGCCTTCTCCTTATCCGAGCAGAACTTAGCTACGGACAAAGCGTTAAACCATCTAGGCTCCGATAATGTTTCACGGTTGACGTAGCAGTCTAGGAGCTGTGCGCATCCTGTGTCCTTACTACTGCGTACCATTATCTTGGTAAAGCTAGCCTCTGTGTTATCTGCTAGCGATTGTCCCAACTTGGTCAATCGTTTTTTCTTTTCTGTTCTCTCGAAGGGTAGCTCTTTCACCCCAAGTAAATCAGAGAACTCTTTAAAGTCCACAGCCGGTGCGGGCTTTAGTACTTGTACCTTAGTAGGAGGGTCGTCTTTAAAGTTGTAAGTTCCGGGCACTCGTAGCACTCGGGCAGCTTCAAACACGGCGTTATCTGCATAGAGTTTGTGTATGTTGCATAGGTCTCGCAACCTAGCTACAACGGGTTCCCACTTTTGGCGCGTTACTTCCTCAGTGAGTGCCCAATACGCGTGGATACCACGGCCCGAATCAACTAGTGTGGGGTTAGGCAAGCCGACTAGCTTGCAAAAACTCATTAGCGCGTTCAGTCCCGCTTCTTGGTCGATGTATCCGTCAGGTCTACCCGTCTTAGGGTTCTCTATCGCTTTAGCTTCCCCGCAATCTATGTCTAGGAATATCGCTTTAAGCGCACGGACATTTTCTTTTACTCGACCTCCATCACCCTCTATGAACTTAGCTACCCCAAAGTAACAGTCGTAACCATCAGAGACATACTGCTCAACTAAGTCGTCAAGCTCTTCTCTAGTAGCTACAAGGTGTTGCCTCGGTGCACCTCCCTTAAGACCAAGCATTGCAAACCACCCATCGGTAGGTTGCACAGTTGATATAAGGTCAAAATCAGTCATTGGCTTTTTTCAGGGGGAATTAACCCCCCAAGATTCCTCGGTAATAAAAATTAAGTAGCTTATTGTGGTGCTAGCTTATCTTCTATGTAAGCTTCTATTTGCGCTTCTAAAGATTCTTTAGGCGGGTGTACTCCACAGAACCAGTTATACACCGTCTGTCTACTCACCTTAAGCTCTGTAGCTACCGAGGTTACCGGAACATTGTGCAAAATGCACAACGCTCCTAGTTTTACCCCCAAAGAATTTTGGTTTGCTTCTTTGTTAAGCACGATCAGCCTTGCGCTGTATCCATAGCTCATATCTTAAGCATCCTCGTCGTCGAGCCATGCACTAACCACGGAAGATAAGTCTGCTTTAGGAGTAACCTGAGCGGCTTTGTCTTCTTTAGTCTGGCGCTTAACTGGTTCAGCAGCGGCAGGTTCGTCATCTTCAGGCTCTTCGGGGCGCGGAGCAGGGGCTTCCATTACCGGAATCCTTTGCACCTTGTCTGCCTGAGCAACGGTCATCTTAGTGTAGCGCTCACAATCTGGGTCTTCTTGAGCAGTGCATACCAAGTCGTACTCTTCATCAGAGATACTGCGTAACGGAGTGAACTCTAGCTCCATAGTCTCTGCGTTGTCGTTGAATGCAACCTTAGTTACTACAGTATCTGGAGACTCGCCGTTGCCACGCAAGAAAGTAACGTAGCTTTCCCATGGGTGTACGTTGCCTGTACCCTTACCAAACAAAGACTTAGCGGGGATATTGAACTGGTAAATCTGCCCAGTCTTATCACCTTCGACTAACACTGAAATGCGGCGTTGGAATCGGCAAGCGCGCCCACCATTATCGCCTGAGCCTTTTACATTCTGCGGGCATGTTGCACACGTAGGACCCTGTGGGTCTGTGGCATTGGGGTCTGGGCGGTCACCTAAGTTAGACCAACAGTTTGGCAGTGTGGCTTCTTTGTTAGGGTCGAACTTCTCTTTGTAGAACGTACGCGAAATGCTAGGCAGTGCCCCAATGACAATCACGTTGATCTCACCGCTAACTGGGTTGCCAATCTGCTCACCGTTAATCAGGCGCTTGAACTTACCGTTAGTCGTGGTTTGTATACGGCGGGTAGTAATACCGCCTGTGTTTAGCGTTTGAGCTAACTTACTTGGCCCACGCTTAGTTGTAGAGACTTCGGTTTGTTGTGCGAATATTGAAACTTCTTTGCTCATTGTTTGTTTCCTTTTACTTTCTTGGTTTATATACAGTTATAGTGTGGCTGCTATCGGTGTTTAACCCCATGGGCAGCAAGTCTGGGTTATCGTCCAAAAACTGCTTCATCAGGGTATTGTTTAGACGCTTCTCTAGTAAGAACAAAGCGTCGTTTTCTTTAAGGAATTGGTACATAGAGTCCCAATCGCTTGTCCAAAACCTAGTCAACGTCTTACGAGACACGGTTCCTGCGGGCGTCTTAATACTGCTAAGCCCCATTTCGTTGCACTTGTCGAGCATGTGATTAGTTATCAGCTCTTGTTGTGCTTTAAGGTCTTTGACCCTNTCTTTGTGCTCAGCTTCCATCTCAGCGAGCTTGCTTCGTATCTTTATNTANGTAGCTACGAGAGCGTCTAGGTTAGGCTCTTCAGCCATGGTTTATCCTCTTTTTTGTATAGCGGGATAGTGAGTATAACAATACTTTGGACAAAGTCAAGACTACTCAATTACCTCTTGTCTGTATAGGTCGATTATTTTGTTGTGGTTTGCGATGTTACCTTGGAGCATGGCGTACAGCTTCCTCTCCACGTCGCTGCCTTGCACGTGCACGATGGTCATTGGGTTGTGTTGTCCCGGCCTGTTGATTCGCGCGTTAGCTTGTAGGTAAGTCTCGACACTAGTCACAGGGGCGTACCAAATTATGGTATTAGCTGCGGTTAGTGTAAGTCCGTGCGATGCAGCCTGTGGCTGAATGAGTAGCACCTTTGGTTCCGGCTCGTCCTGAAACTTAGTCACGATCTCGGTACGTTTATTAACAGGGACTTTGCCGTTAATAACTTCGCAAGTGACTTTGTGTTTCTCCAAAAATACTTTTANCAGTTCTATAGTATGAGTAAANGGCACGAAGATTAGAACTTTATGCGACGACTCTTCTATTACTTCTAAAATAACATTAAGCCGATTGCTTACATCGAAGTCTATGACCTTTTTATCGTCCGANTACACCGCACCGCCGGAAATCTGAAGCAGTTTGTTAATGCTCACCGCTGCGTTAACTGCGGTAACTGACTCCCCTGCGGCTTCGAGCATCAGCTCTTTCTTTAGCTTGTTGTAGTAAACCATTTGTTGTGTGGTTAGCGGGGCTTCCCGTTCTACGTGAGTTACTGGCGGCAAGTCTAGGCATTGGTCTTTCTCAAACCGTATTGCCGGTTGAAGCGCAGCGTGAACAGTATCCTTTGCGTCTGCCTTGGGCATCCACTTGTACTGCGTTAGCTTGTACATCACCTTGTCTCGGAACTGGCCGAAGTAGCGTGGAACATTCTCGGGGTTAACCAACTTAGCTAGACCAAACGCATCTACGGGGGACTGAGCAGCGGGCGTTCCTGTCAGCATCCATAACCACTCGCTGTGTACGGATACATCGCGCAATACTTTCCAACGATTAGTTTGTGCGTTCTTGTAGGCGTTAGCCTCATCTACTACGATAAGATCGAAATCACCTGCGATTATCTCGTCTTTAACTACGGCTAGTCCGTCAAAGTTAATAACAACAAACTCACATCCCGCGTTTATTATTTTGCGCCTAGTCGCTGCACTACCGTGGGCAACTGAACAACTACGGTGCATAGCAAACTTAAACAGGTCTTGTTGCCATGCCGACTTCATAATAGACAGCGGACATATAACTAACACCCGTTTGATTAGCCCCAACTTCATAAGATAATCCGCAGCCCATATAACAGACGCGGTCTTGCCTGTACCTTGCTCGTTAAAGCAGAAGGCTTTCTTATACACCGTCAGGAATGACGCGGTTTCTTTCTGGTGCGCAAACGGACTGAACTTCCCTGTCCACTCATAATCTCGTTTGATCGGGGACGGCACGTCTTTAATATGTAGCTTGGCTAGGGCTTGGGCTTCTTGTAACCCCCAACGTACCGCCACTTCGTTCTTCTCTAGTACAACACTTTTCTTTATGCTTTCGGTAATTAGATGTGGCCTTTTCGTTTTTATTATAAGGGCCTGTTCGTCGTCGCTTATGTGCATTAGAAAGCTATCCTTTTGATTTGCGCTCGCGCGTGCTTGTTTCAGATACTAAGTTTCCTTTCGAGTCGCGCTTGAAAGAACGGTTGCGGCTTGCTGTCTCTACTCTAGTACCGTCAGAGTTCTTGCCGCCTTTGTCCATTGCTTTCTTATGGGCTACATCTTTACCGTCACCCTTGGATACTTTGCCTTCTCTCTCCGCCTTACGGCGTGCGGCATTGCGTTGGGCGCGTTTCTTCTTTTGTTCTTCAGTGCCTTGATACTTAGCGTACTCGGCTTTGTAGTCTCTGGGCTTTCTCATTTTCGTGGCCTATGATGTTCACATGAAGTTACTGGGCACCACCCACAAAGGGGGCTACTGTTTGCGTTCCAC